CAGAATTAGTTCAAACTCGTGAAAATGGATATAAAGCAGTAAAATATGATAAGATTGTTCCACTTTTAATTGAAGCGATTAAAGAATTATCAGCGAAAGTAAAAGAATTGGAAAATAAATAGATATTTATAAATATTATACAATAACGTACTAAAAAAAAGGTAAACTAGATGGCACTTAAATTTAGACGTGGGACAACCGCACAGAAATCAGGTTCGTTAGCATTCGGTGAACCATATGTAAATACATCATTAGGGACATTACAAATTGGATTAGATACAGGAGATGTTACATTAGCAACAACCGGAACAGGTAGTTCAGGTAATTTTGGTGCTATAACGGGTACATCTTTAAGTATTACAGGTAATGCATCAATTGATGGTAATCTTACATTGGGTGGTACAATTACAATCGGTGATAATACTTCCGATAATGTAGTAGTAAACGCAGATTTAAGTTCATCTATTATTCCAAATAATGATAACGCATTTGATTTAGGTTCGGCATCTAGTAGATATAGAGCAATTTATGGTACAAACTTATATGGTGCAATCAACGCAACAAACGGAGTAGTAAGTGGTTCATCTCAAATAGTAGGTATACTTTCATCATTGAACACATACACAGGTTCTAATGATACAACTAACGCATTACAAACTACAAGAATTGACCAGTTAGCAGCAGGTACTGCATCAGTAAATTCATTTACTTCTTCACAATCTACAACCAATACTGCAAACACTGCAAGATTTCAAAGATTAGAAGAATCAACCGCATCACTTAACGCATTCAGTGCTTCTGAAAATACAAAAGCAGCAACACTTCAAACATATACAGCAAGTGTAGATACAAAATTTGCAGCAGTTCAAGCCTCAACTGCATCATTAAATACGTTTACTGCAAGTAACGGCAACGTATCATTAAATGCATACACAGCATCTAATGATACTACAAATACAACGCAAAACACACGATTAACAAGATTAGAAGAATCAACTGCATCATTAAATGCATTTAGCGCTTCCAACAATACAACAAATACATTACAAACTACAAGAATTGACCAATTAGCAGCAGGTACTTCATCCGTTAATTTACAAACGGCAAGTGTAGCAGGTCATATTTCTGATATTAACACATATACATCTTCATTAAAAACAGCATTTTCAGTTAGTGGTGCAGATTTAACCGTATTGGGTAATTTAACAGTACAAGGTGATACTGTCACATTGAATGTAGCTAATTTATTGGTAGAAGATAAGGTAATAGAAATAGCATCAGGTTCTACAACATCAGCAGCAGCAAATGGAGCAGGTATTTTTATTAGTGGTGCAAATGCAAGTATTCTTTGGGATAACACAGCATCTACATTGGATATTAATAAATCAATTGATGTAGCAGGTAATATTACATTGACCGGAACGGTTGATGGTGTTGATGTTTCTGTACAAGATACATTATATACAAATAAGTTTTCTACTTTACAAACTTTAACTGCTTCAATGGCAGCACAAGTTAGTAGATTACAAGAATCAACTGCAAGTTTAAACGCATTCAGTGCATCGGAAAATACTAAATCAGAAACTTTAAGATTATACACCGCTTCAGTAGATACTAAATTTACTACATTAGCAACTTATACAGGTTCAAACGATACAACGAATACAACTCAAAATACAAGATTGAGTAGATTGGAAGAATCGACTGCAAGTTTAAACGCATTTACTGCATCTGAAAATACAAAATCGGAAACATTAAGATTATATACTGCAAGTATTGATGTTAAATTTAGTACATTAGCAACATATACAGGTTCAAACGATACAACCAACACTACGCAGAATACAACATATGAAAGTAGAGCGAGTGCGGCAAAAGTATTAGTATCTGGTTCTTCGCAAGTGAACTTTACTCAATTGAGTGGTATTTCTGCAAATATTATTTCCGGTTCTACCAACTCAACTAATGTAAATTTTACAATTAGCGGAGGTTCAATTACAGCAAACTTAATTGGTGGTGTAGTTTCGGGTTCATCTCAAATTACAGCGGGTTCAACTACTAACTTTGCAAATGATGTAAAAACTCAATTAAATTCTAACACAGTTGTTTCAGGTTCCGTACAAGTAGTTGGAATATTAACATCATTAAATACCTATACGGCATCTAACGATACAACTAATACAACGCAAAACACAAGATTAAGTAGATTAGAAGAAAGTACCGCATCATTGAACGTATTTAGTGCTTCCGAAAACACTAAATCAGCAACTTTACAAACATACACTGCAAGTGTTGATAGTAAATTTTCAGCAGTACAAGCTTCAACAGCATCGTTAAATACATTTACTGCAAGTAATGGTAACGTATCTTTGAATAGTTATACCGCTTCAAACGATACAACTAATACAACGCAGAACACGAGATTAAGTAGATTAGAAGAAAGTACCGCATCATTAAACTCATTAACGAGTTCATATGCAAGAACAAATTCTACAAACACATTTAGTGGAAACCAAACTATTACAGGTTCTTTATTTATTACGCAGGATTTGATTGTTGGAGGTTCTTCATCAATTCAAAATATAAGCGCATCTCGTTTGGATATTGGTGATAACATTATTCAGTTAAACGTAAATAATCCTGTATTAAGATTCGGAGGTATCGCTGTATTCGACTCGGGTTCAGCAGGTGGTTCTGGTTCATTCCTTTATGATTCTGTGCAAGATGAATTTATTTTCGTTCATAGAGGTAATGGTACTAACGTAACTTCATCTCATTTTGTATTAGGACCTGAAACTTATGATAATTTAGGTAATGAGACATATTTAACAAACAATAGATTACCAAAAGGAACTGGTAAAGAGCATTTAGTTGATTCACAAATTTCAGATGATGGTACAACCGTATCTATCGGAGGAGCATTGACTGTGACCGGAAATATTACAGGTCCAATTAGAGCAACGAATGGCATTGTATCGGGTTCATCACAAATTGTTGGTTCATCAATCACTACAAATACAATAACAATCGGTTCAACATCAACCGCATTGGGTGGAACATCAACGACGTTAGCAGGTTTAACTTCGGTATCTTCTACTGGATTTACGGGAGCTCTAACAGGCAATGCATCAACTGCAACTACTTTACAAACCACAAGAACAATCAACGGAACTTCATTTAATGGTTCCGCTGATATTACTATTCCAAATTTAGTTTCCGGTTCATCGCAAATTACCGCAGGTTCAACTACAAACTTCGCAACTGATGTTAAAACACAATTAAATAGTAATACGGTTGTATCGGGTTCTTCTCAAGTAATTGGTATATTAAGTTCATTAAATACCTATACAGGTTCAAATGATACTACAAACACAGCTCAAAATAGTAGATTAAGCAGAATTGAAGAGAGTACCTCATCATTGAATACGTTGACTGCATCATTATCTACTACATACGAAGGTAGAGCAAGTGCAGTAAAAACATTGTTCTCTGGTTCTTCACAAGTTTCACACGACTCTACGACTGGGTATTCAGCAAATAGACACGTTGACCACACTGCGGTTTCTATATCAGCAGGTAGTGGTTTGACGGGAGGTGGTGATATATCTACAACTAGAACTATTTCAGTAGCAACGGGTGGTGTAACTAACGCAATGTTGGCAGGTTCGATTGCAAATGATAAATTAACAAATAGTTCAATAACAATAGCAGGTCAATCAACTGCATTAGGTGGAACTGTGACAGCAGAAACAATTAGAACAGCAATCGGAACGGTTGTGACTGGTTCAGCACAAGTTTTTGCAAATGTAAGTGGTGATATCACTATCGCTTCAAATGGTGTAGCAACTATCGCAGCAAATTCAGTAGCATTAGGAACTGATACGACTGGTAATTATATGGTTGATGTATCAGCAGGTAGTGGTATTTCAATAACACATACACCAGGCGAAGGTTCAACCGCAACAATTACTAACTCCGGTGTTAGAAGTATCGCAGCAGGTACGGGCGTATCGGTAAGTGCAACAACAGGTGATAACTGTTCTATATCAATTGGACAAGCAGTAGCAACATCATCATCGCCAACATTCGCAGGTTTAACAATCAATGGTTCAATAACAGCAACTGGTGATATCACAGCATACTTCTCATCCGATAAGAGATTCAAAGATAATGTAGAAGTTATACCAAATGCATTGGATAAAGTTAGAAAACTTAATGGTGTAACTTGGGAATGGAACAATTTAGTAGATGATGTAACGAAACAATCACCAAATACAGGTCTTATCGCACAAGAGGTACAAGAAGTTCTTCCGCAAGTTGTTAAAGAAAGAGGTGATGGACATTTGGGTCTTGATTATTCAAAAATGATGGGTCTTTTAGTTGAAGCAATTAAAGAGCAACAACTTCAGATTGAAAATCTTAAAATTGAATTAACTGAATGTAGAAAGCAAAAAGGGTTATAATTTAATGTATGATGTTTATTACACAACCGCAGGGGGCCCTTGGTTCAATAGCGGTGCAGATATATGGGTAACCGAATGGATAAAAGAAGTGGCACCGCATTTAAATGTGAAGCCACTTCTTCTTTTCCATAGAAAAAAGCCAGATAATTACGAAGAATTTCCGATTGATATTAACCATATTTGGGAAACAAATGAATTCGAAATTGATAGAATACTAAAAGGAGCAAGAAAAATACATATTCTTCACGGCCACTACACTCCTACAACAGCAATACACAATAATTTAGAAAAAATAGATTCTATTGTATTTCATAATTTGACGAAAGTATCAATGGTAGGTCAAATGAGTAAAGAACAATATTTACATTGGTATGGAAACTGGGAATGGGAAACGGAATTAATAAATAAAATTAAAAACAAAATTTGGGTTGGATTGTATCACTTTCCATACCAAACTGAAAATCTTCATCATATTTCCAATTATTACGAATTTTCACATAAATTAGAAATAAAAGATAATACAAAAATAGGATTTGCGGCAAGAGCAGAGGGTAGAAAGAATGTTGAATATATAGATGGATTGGATTCAATTATATTCACAAATTCAGAAACCTTTAACAAATATTACAGAAAAAAATATGGATATAGATTCGAAAAATCAAAAGTTTACAAATTTGATTACAAATATAAAGAGAGGTTCTACGGACTTGATTGGGGGATATCTCACTCTTGTTTTGAATATGAACCATTCGGATATGGAATATTTGAAGCAGTTGATTGGGGTAAACTTCCAATATTACATGAAAGGTGGCATGTTCCACTTGATTATAAATACAAAGCGTCTGACAAGGAATCATTTAAGCAGACCTACGAAACGCTTTGTAAAGATGATTACGAAACCCGTAAAAAGGAATTTGAAAAACTTAAAAATTGGATGATAGAACACTTTTCAAATAAAGAAGTGTGGAAACAAAAACTTTTAGATATTTATAATGGATTATAATCATTAATACATGGCAAGAACTAACTTATCATTAGGTAACTTATATAGAGCAGTAAGCGGTTCTGCAAGACCAGGAGCAGTTTCATTGGGAGGATTGGCCGGAGCTAGTGCAGGTAGTAACGCGAGTTTATTGGGATTTGCAACTGATGCCGTTACGGTAACACCGCCTACATTTACTTATATAGTAGAAAGTACAACTGAAAATGCACAATTCTCATTTTCACAAACAGGATCACTTTTTTACTCAAAAGTACAACAACAATTAGCAAACTTTACTTGTTCATTTAATAATGCAAATTTTAGTACAGGTTCTAATACTTTTGGTACAGGTCCTACTATAATTCCTATTACACCGGCATCTATTGCACAATCAACATATTCGGAAGCATCGGCAGTACTTACTATGAAGTATCAAGATGGTTATAATTTAAATGCAACCAACTACGGCACAACAACGACAAAAACCTTATATGCGGTAGATGTTTATAATACAATCAACCAACCTGATTTCTGTTTACTATTTGGTACAAAAATAACAAAAGCGGACGGTACGGAAGTTAATGTTGAAGATTTAGTAGTTGGAGATAGTATTAGAGCATGGGTTCCTGATGGATTACCTGATGAAAATCAAAGTCCAGAAAGTGACCAAGTTGATTGGAGATTTTATATGAAGGAATCCATATCAGGTTCAGCACAGAATGTTGTAGTTGCAGATTTAGTATTTAACTTTGCTAGTGGATATTATGATATTAATAATGGATTTATAAAAGCAACAGGCACACACCCAGTTTATGCATGGGATGCTGAAATTGAGAAGTATAAATTTAAAAATATTGAAGATATTCTTCCTGGAGATTTAATTGTAACTTATGATGAAATTGGTGGAATATCTGAAATAGAGGTATACGATATTGAGATTGTTAATTCAGATGTTGAAATTGTTACTATAAATGTAGAAGAATCCGATGTGTATTTGGCAAATAAAACCATATCACACAATAAGGGTACAACTACACAACCTTACATTCCATCGACAGGATTAAGAATGTATTTAGACCCATCGAAAGCATCATCTACAAATGGTACAGCAACAACCGATTGGTTAGACCTTTCAGGTTATAATACGGGTGTAAGACCAGCCGGTGTACAAAATGCGGCCGGATATAGTGGAACCAATCCTGCATATAATAATGGGGCAACTAGAATTGATAAGTATTGGACATTAAATGGAACTGACTCATTTTGGTATAAAGATAGAAATACAAATATCAATGGTGGTATAACACAATTTGATACATCGGCAATTACATTTATTGCGTGGGTAAGAATGACAGCTAATCCAGGAGCAACATATGGTGGATTATTCTCAAAAGAAGGTGCAGATAGAGATTATAACTTTTATCTATACTCAAGTAATTCATCTGTTTGGGATGGATTTCATTTTTCATCAACAAGAGGTACTATATCAAATACCGTTCAAACATTCACCGCACCGGCATTGAATACGTGGCATATGGTTGCAGTGACAGTATCTGCAGCAGCAGGTATAACATATTATTTAAATGGTAGTAGTGTAGGAACAGGAACAGTTTCGGCATTTGCAGCAACAACTTCATATGATATAAAATTGGGTAGAGCTGATAATTACGCAAAATGTCAATTAGGACCTGTTCTATTCTATAATAGTGTTTTATCAGGTACTGATATTACCAATGTTTATAATCATTTTCAACCAACATATAGACCATAATTTATTGTTTTGAATTAAAAGTTTATATTTATATTGAGAATTACAAATTTTTAAAAATTAACTATATAAAATGGCAGAGAAATTAGTATCACCAGGCGTATTCACAAAAGAAAACGACCTATCATTCTTACAACAAGGAAACCCATTAGTATTAACAATAACTTCTGGTTCAGTAGGACAAACTACAGGATTAGTATCAGCATCAGTTGGTATACTTTTCCCAACTCATAACAATGTATTATCAACTGGCTTAAGTGGTTCAGCAGCAACTACTGCAGGAAATGGTTTGTTAGGTAGTGGTGATATTGTAATGTTTGTAACAGGTTCTACAAACTACGCTGGAACTTCTTCATTAGACCCAGAAGATACAAATGATATAGAATCTGTATTTGGAACTAATCCAAGAGGTGCTAAAGGTGGATATGTATATGGTTTCTTTAAAAACCATGGTATTGGATTTGGACAAACAGTATCTTCAAGTGTTAATTTAGTTGGAGACCAAGATTTCTCAATAGATGCACAAGAAGCATTAACACCATATATTCAATCTCAACAGATTTCTGGTGAAAGATATAATCTTTTCCAAATAGAAACAATTGGTGTAGGTAACGCAGCAAATACAAAAATCAAAATAGGTATTACAAATATTAAAGCAGCGGGTTCAGTAGCAGGTACAGATTATGGTACTTTCACAATCGTTGTTAGAGCATTTGATGATACTAATAAAAAGAAGAATGTATTAGAAACATTCGCAAATGTAAACCTTGACCCTAATTCTCCAAACTTTATTAGTAGAGTAATTGGTGATAGAAAATTATTAATCGCAACTGATGGTAAAGTAACTGAAAGTGGTGATTGGGTAAATAATTCAAAATATATTAGAATTGCTAACTTAAACGAATCAGCTCCAGTACAGGCAGTTCCATTCGGACACGCAGCATATAAATTACCAATCTCAATGTCAGCAGCATTAAGTAACATGGTTCCAACTGCATCAATGTTAGAAGCATCGGCTACTGTATATGGTGGTATTGATTTAGATGGTAATTCTGATAACAAAATTTATATGAAACCAATACCTGCAAACGCAACTAATGGTTCAAACGTAGCATTTGGTTTAGATGCAGTAAATGGTGGTTCATTAGCAGTTGGTTCAACATCTGCACAATTTGTTGTAGCATTTCAAGAAGGATTTGATGGTATGGCTCCGACAGTAGCAATTAGTAAAGGTGAAGATATTACAGCTGGAAATTCACAAGGATTTGATTTAACAAACTCTACATCTACAGGTACAACTGCATATATGAAGCATATTAACGCTTTATCTAACGCAGATGAGTGGGATATCAATATGGTGGTAGTTCCAGGTGTAAACAGAAATCAGCACTCTTCAGTTTGGACTTCAATTCTTGATATGGTTGAGCAAAGAGCAGATGCATTCTTTATCGCAGATGCAGGTAATCCAACAACAACTTTAACACAAACTGTAACACAGGCTGAATCAGTAGATTCTAACTACGCAGCAGTTTACTATCCTTGGGTTAAAACAATTGATATAAACACAAACAAATTAATCACAGTTCCACCATCAGTATTACTTCCAGGTGTATTCGCAGCAAACGATAGAGTAGCAGCAGAATGGTTCGCACCAGCAGGTTTGAATAGAGGTGATCTGCATTAGATAGAATCAACGTAAGAAGATTATTATTGACTGTTAGAAAGTATATCGCTTCAACTTCAAAATATTTAGTATTCGAACAAAACTCATCTGAAACTCGTAACAGATTCTTAAATATTGTTAATCCTTATTTAGAATCAATCCAACAAAGACAAGGTTTATACGCTTTCAGAGTAGTAATGGATGAAACTAATAACACACCAGATGTAATTGATAGAAACATCCTTAAAGGAGCTATCTACTTACAACCAACAAAGACAGCTGAATTCATTCAAATTGATTTCAACATCTTACCAACTGGTGCAAGTTTTGGAGGATAATTTAAAAAGTAAATATTTATAATAGAATAACAAATAAAATAAAAATAAAATGCCAGAAATTTTAGAGTTTGACAAAATGTTCTATAAGAATTTTGAACCAAAGCTTGG